AGAACCTAGACTCTCGACTGCGCTCTTAGCATCCTTGATACCCTCGATGATCCGGTGCACGATGCCCTTAATGAACTCCCAGGCATCTGAGACCGCATTCTCGATCCCATGCCAGGCACTCCGCCAAACTCCCTTGAGCGTGTCGATGGCCGTGCCAACGTCAGTCAGCCTGTCCTTGATGAACTGCAGGAAGGGCTGGATGATGTTGGTGTATGCCCAGAAAACTGCGTCCTTGATGCCCTGCCAGGCAGGAGCCCAAACGTTGTCCTTGAGCCAAAGGACTGCAGCACCCAGCTCGGCCAGTCGATCCTTAATGAACTGAGTGGTGGGCTGGATGATGTTCTCCCAGGCCCACTGAACTGCCTGAGCGACCAGTCCCCAGGCGCCCGTCCAAAGGCCCCAGAGGACCAGCACACCCTGCCAGATCTCGTCCAACCGGTCAAGAATGAACTGAGTAAATGGCTGGATGACGTTCTCCCACACCGCCGAGAGGGCTTCACCAACCAACTTCCAGGCGTCGATCCAGAAGTTGGCGAGGCGTTCCAGGGTGCGCTTGCCATCGTCGAGCCTGTCGTTGATGTAGCCCAGGATGGGCTCGATGATGTGCCAAGCCGTCTGGACCACCTTGACGATGGCATTCCACGCAGTGACGAACGCATTCTTGACGGCGGTTGCGACATCCTTGACGGCGCCCATGGCGTCTTCGAGGTCGTGCCAGCGAGCCTTGATGAACTCGACCGCGTCCTTCGTGGCGTTTTTGATCCACTTCCAGATCTTGTCCCAGTTGCTGTACAGCCACTTGAGCCCGCCCACGATGAGGACGAACATAGCTACTGGCGCTGCCAGGATGAGGATGAGGAGGGCGAAGGCCTTGTGGTTGACGATCCAGTTCCAGATCTCGTCCCACCGAGTCCAAACGAAGTAGGCCGCAGCAGCTATGGCGAGAATGGCCACCACGATCCAGAAGATTGGGCTGGTCAGGACCGCAGCACCAGCCTCGATGATGGCTTCCTTGAAGTACATGAAGCCGATCCGAGCAGATTCCAAGCCGCTCTTCAGCGACTTCCAAGGCAGGCTCATGACCCCCTTGATGATCTTAAATCCAGCAGCCAGGTCCTTGAAGGCCTTGTATACCTTCAGAGCTGTGGAGGTGATCTTCAGGAAGACGCCGGTCAGCAGCAGGAACGCGGCGATGGCGAGAAAGATCTTCACGATCATCTGCTGAGTCTCAGGCGACAGACTAGAGAACCAGTTGGTCAGGTCCTTCAGCCCGTCAGCGATCTTCTTCAGTGTGGGAAGGAAGGCGGTGCCCAGCGTGATCAGCAGAGTTTCGAAGCTGGACTTCAGGATCTTCAACGACCCCTTGAGGTTGTCCAGCTTCTTGTTCATCAGTTCCTGAGCAGTAGTCTGGTACTGCGCAGACTTGCCCAGGTCGTCGTAAGCCTTCTTCCCACCCTTCGCCAGAACCAGCGCCGAAGACAGAGCCCTGCGCTGGAACAGCGTGGTGAATGCCTGCAGCTTCTGCTTGTCCGTCAGCGAAACGGTGGAGCTCTCGAGAAGCTTGTTGATCTCCTTGGTTGACTTCAGCTTGCCGTTAGTATCCAGCAGCAGGTTACCCAGCTTGCCGAATGATCCACGCAAGATCTCAGCCACTTCGGGAAGTGACTTCATCTTGCCAGCCGCGTCAAAGAAGTTGTTGCCTACCTCGTTGGTGTCCAGGCCCAGGTCGTGGAGTGCACCCTGAGCAGGAGCCGAGATCGCCAGCAGACCGATCAGAACACCACGCAGAGAGGTGCCGCCAGTGGAACCCTTGATGCCGGCGTTGCCGAACAGGGCAAGAGTCTTGGCAGTCTCGTCGAAGCTCAGACCCATCGCCGCAGCGACCGGGCCCGCGTACTTCATCGAGACTGTGAGGTCCTTGACGTCGATGGTTGACGCGTTCGCAGCACGGGCCAGCTCGTTCGAGATCTCAACCGCTCCGGAAGCGGGGATGTTGAACTGGCGCATGATGTTGATGAGCGACGTCGCCGCATCAGCCAGAGGTAGCTCCCCGGCTGCTGCCAGGTAAACCGTCGCATCGCCAAGACCTTCGATGATCTCCTTGGCGCTGGCGCCGGCGTACCCCAGCTCGGCGAACGCCTTGACGACCTCAGTAGCACCGTAAGCTGAGTCTTGACCCAGCTGGATAGCCTTCTTGCGAATCTGCTCCATGGTGCCGACCGAAGAGTCAGACACCGCCTGGAACCGAGACATCTGCTCTTCGAAGTCAGCTGCCTTCTTGACCGCGTAGCCGAAGCCTACAGCCGCAGCGCCACCGATGAGCAGGAGCTTGTTACCGATGCTGTCCAAGGCCGCAGTCGTGCGACCCAGGTTGGACGCCGTGATTACAATGCGTCCTCGAGCGGTACCGATGTCGTAATCACCCACAGTGCGATCCCTAGTGGTTTGGCCGCCCGACCAATGTCACTTCTTGCCCTCGAATGGGCTCTTGTACTGGTGCTTGGCCTCGGCATTACTGATGCCCAGGAAGTGATTCAGCCGCTGCTGCCGAAGAACGCCCGTTCGTTTAGCATCCTTGCCCTCGATCTGATCCAGCTCATGCTCGATGGAGGTGCCGAAGAAAACTACAGCGTCGTCGAAGCAGTACTGAACCCAGCTACTACTTTCGCTTAGCCCCGCCAGCTCGCTTGGCCGGACGCTTAGATGCTTTGCGAGCTGGTAGGTTTGCCACACCTGAGCCGGTTGCTTCACGAAACCCTTCCAGGTCTCGCGTCCCTCCCAACGCGAACGCCATGATGTAGAACTTGTCGTCCAAGTCCACCTCGTCGACGTACAGAAGTTCCTGCTTGCGGTCGGCTTCGTTTTCGGGGAGGGGGTTCACGGTCGGCTCGATCACGCAGAATACCGTGAGAGCGTCGGCCATGCCGATGACCTCGGCGAGCCGGGCTGGGTCAGCCATCAGCTCTTCGAGCATCTTGTCGGCGTCCGCCTCACTGATCGCCTCGGCCGCTGCGGCGGGCTGATCGGGTTGGACGCCCTTCCGACCCTTCTCGATCTGCTTCTGGAGGATGCTGATGAGAGAGTTCGGGATGAGGCCTTGCGCCAAGAACGCCTCCACACCAACCGCTCGGCAGAGGCAAGTCTTGCCCGAAGGGAGCGTCAGTGGCTGGGGTTCGTTGGTCTTGCCCTTCTTCCACTCGCTGATGGAAGTTACTTGAGGGGTGTCAGTTGCCATGGCTCATGACCTCCTGGGGTTCCTGGAGCCTTTTGGTTTGGGGTCCCGCTGACTTCACTCACAAGTAAGAGATAGTAGTTGAGATGAGTGATAGTTGGGCGCAATATCGTATGATATGCGCCACTCACTCACTCACTACATCTTTCTTGTGGGTAGTCTCAGCGGTGGATTAGGTTGAGGCTATCAGACCTCAGCCGCGTCGTCGATGGCGGTGGCCGTCTCGTTGTGCGTGAACTCGTAGAGGTAGTCGATGCGGTCCTCGTGGATGTCACCGATGGCCTCGCCAGAGCACTTCGTGATCCAGAAGGTGCCGTCCGCCTGCGTGCCCTCCAGGTTGCTCGATGCCCGAGCTCGGAAGAGCGTGCAGTGGAAGTCGCCGCCGGAGTCGCTGATGCTTTGCCCCTCGATTCGCACGTACGGGCGAGCGTCGTTGACGGTCTTGAGCACGGTCTCGATCGCGTTGGGTGTGGTGCCCGTGAGGTCGTAGGTGGCGCCAGAGAGGACTGCGTAAGCAGCCAGCGAAATGCCGCCTGCCTCCAGGTCCCACTCGACCTTGGGCCCCTTGCCCCGGATGGCCACGACCTTGTCGTCACCCCGAAGCTCTTCGTAGTCCTCCGACTCGCTGAAGCTCAGGGTCTGCGCCACCGGCAGGTCCACGCCAGCCGAGTAGACGCCCGTAACCTGGTCGAGCGGGAAGAACTTGAGGTCCCTCAGCCCGTAGGGGAGGGTGTTTTCGGCAATTGCCATGTAACTAACTCCTCTCGGAAGTCGTTCTGGGTTCTTTGAACCGAAGCGTTTTCACCAAGTCGCCCGTGACGAGGTCGAAGTGGTGAAGAACCACGACCCCAGGCTCAGCGCCGCAGAAGCGGCTATTGCACTTGACTTCCAGAACTTCTCCATCCCGGATCAGACCGTGAAGCTTGTGACAGCGGAGGCTGACTTCAGGCGTCGGGATCGTCGAGTGAGTCGGATTCGTCGACATCACCCATCCCGTCATCCTGAGGCGTCTCTGAGACTTCCTGATCATCTTCCCCATCGACCGATTGCGCGTCGAGGGCCTCCACCTCTTCAGGAGTGAGAACTCTCAGCAGGTGTTGATTCCGCCGGCCAAGCCCCTCCCACTCCTCCTCCGTCATCTCGACGGTGAAGTCGTTTGCCTTGTTGAACTTGAAGCCGCCCAGGGTGCGAGACCCGTTAGGCATCTTCCTGATCTTCTCGCCTTCGAAAACTACCCTCACGACTGAGCTCCCCTCGGCGTGAACTGAGCCTCGTATCTGTCCCAGCGACAGATCGTGCCCATATCTGTGTCGGATAGGTCTTGGCTGCGCTCCATCCATCGGAGTTCCATGAAGTCATCCGCCGGATCCTGATTCTCCAGGACGTAGCGAATGCGGTCCATGATCTCGTTCATGGCGAAGTAGTCGCCCGGCTTGTCATGCACCCACACCAGAAGAGAGATGCGGGTGGCTCGCAGTTTTGTCGCCGAGCCAGCTGGTACTTCAGCCCCTAGGTAGTACGCAGCGAATGGTCTTGCCTTGGTCGGTACCTCATTCTCGAAGCCCGACCTCTGGATCACCTCGCCGGGCGGGAGCCCGAGCGCCGTCATCTCGACTGAGTCAGCGACCAGAGCGTCGATGAAGATTTTTCTTAAGTCACCCACCGCCAGCCTTCATGATCACGGCCATGTCCAACGAGGCCATCAGCCTAGGTCCCATCACTTCCAGAGTGGGTTCGATGATGGCGTACTTCCCATTCCACCGAACCTCCAACCAGACCCCGTACTCAACTGTGTGGAAAAGCTCGATCTCGTAGTACACCAGCCGTTGCTTGCCGATGGCCGTGAGACCCTGCCGAGCCTCACCCGTGCGGTCTTGCCAGGGTGCATGCTCTTTGGCGTAGTTCTCCACCTCCCTGGCGAAGCCCTCGGTGAAAGCGGCCATGCCGGCTTGGAAGTGAAGCTTGAACCTTGAAGTCCAGCCCGGTCCCAGGGGGTTGGGCTGAGCCCAAACGATGTGGGACTTGACCGCCATTACTGATCCCGAGTGCCGATGTTGGCGATCGTCTCGTACTGCCGGTGCAGGAAGACGTAGGTGACCTCGTACCACTTGCCGTCTAGCTGGAAGGTATCACCCAGCTCAACGTCGAGGTCAATGTCGCCCATCAGGTAGTCCTTGGCGAATGGGAACTCGCCCAGTGACTGGTCGGGAGGGTTGTTCTCCTTGCGTCGCCGCCTGGGCGGTGCGTGGAGAATCCGGATGCGCTGAGGTGGCAGCGTGTCAGGGACGTCGTCCTCGAGACCGTGACGATCGTTGAGGGTCACCGTGCGGCGCACGAACTGAACCATGAATGGCTCAGAGTTGATGAAGACGTCAGTGTTGCGCTTGTTGATCAGCAGCTCGGTGAGGTTGCTGCCGACGGTCATATCCGAGCCGTCCGCTC